CACGCAACGAAGCGTGGTACCTACCCCAAAACTTATCTTCTCGTCTTCTTTTCCAGGCTGTGAAAACCTCTCGGTTTAGGCGATGGTAGGGGATGTGTCAAGGGGTCAAATTCGCACGCCAAACATGTCAGTTCGCTCGTACTCCCCCAAGTATCACCCCACGTCACCACTACCCTCCTGAGTGTTTACACCACCCTTCAATATTGGTTGACAAACGATCGATGGGTACAGCCAGCATGCCTAACCACTGGCATGGCGGGTGATCAATCCGGGCTGACTACAAAATGGACTTACATGGCAAAAAGGTCGATGCCTTTCCTAGTTACCGGTCATGCCAACGCCAACAACAAATGTGACTTGGAATAGCTAAGCAAAGGTTGCGAACTACGCAGTGGCTTCGCCGCGTCACCAGGAAATCACACGAACAAAACATGGAGCACTAAAAGTTCCAATTGAAACCGCCCTTCGAGTCACCCAAAGAACCGCGCTTCAACCACGACATGTCCCAAAAGGATTCACCTCGCGCTCTCCCAGAAGGGATCACGCGACCGCGAGTCTTGCGCACAGAGCTGACCAGTGCAGATCGAGCTTTGCGCGCCTCAGCGGCTCCGGCCGGGTCTTCATCCACGCTAAACAGCGGTTTCGACGGCGGACCGAAGAAGTTGGTGACATCTCCAGGGACTTGTACCATCCTAGCTCGGGATTGATCTAGCAGCGCAGCGGCAGCAAAGATTGCATCCATAGCATTTGAGTCTGGTAACTGTATGGCGGCGGCGATCGCCGATGGGGCGGAGCGGTTTGGAATAAACTCCATGATGTGAGCATAATCTGCTTCAATCACAACTCCATCTTGCAAACCGAAGATACCTACGATCAACAACGTCGTCTGATCCGCGTTGAGTTGATCCATGGCCAACGAGTTGTGAATGAACGGGAGGGTGCCGCCCGCAACGTTGGGGGCAGCATTGTACGGCACAACGCACTGCGACAACGTGACATTGCCTGCAGCTTCTTCCGCCAAAGAGGGAAATCTACGTAACCCTTCATTAGCTGACAACGCAGTCCCGCCATTGGTCTTAAATGCAAGACCAGGCGCGGGGTAAAACGATGACGAAAAGTCAAACTTGTTCGGTCCATCGGGCGTCGCGAAGAACGTTTTGGAATCACCACTACGAATGGCTTCCAAAGATACGTGCGTTGCCTGCCCTTGCTGTTCAAGCAACACCCAATCCTGCTCCGTAAGAGGCAGATTGTTAGTATTGTACTTAACCTGCGCAAAGTAAACCTTACCTGGGGCAATGAATGCCCCCGAAGGGAGTCCGACGACACGTAGTCGGACGCCCATGGCCAAGGTGCGATATGCCTGCACATACTGTGAGGTTGTCTGCATCGAAGCTCCGAAATCGTCACCCCACGCTACAAGTGGTGTACCGGTGACGACGCCGCTATCAAGTCCAGCGGCTGGGAACTCAATGGGAGACAGAATGCAACCTGGGCAAGCAGGGTAAGCTGTCTGCGAGGTGAGCGCCGCAGTTGTATCCAGAGCCACAGAAGTGACATCGACTGGAACAGTCGTACCATAAGGACTGATACGAGAATGCAATGCCAAGAACAAATTTGGACGTGAAGCCGTGTTCGATGTCGTATATGTTCGATTGGCATACATTGTTGCAAGCGCTGAAGGTGCAATGCTGGCATCAGGTAGCCGCACTGCAGATGTGCCCCAAGGGTTGACCATCATGTCAACGTACTGAGACACAATGTCCGATGAAGACATCTTTCCACCACGAGGGCCAAGGTAATCCGAACCAGACGGCGTGACCTGAATTATCGATGCTTCAGGCTTCGGCGCCGCAACGTCGGGTTTCTTCCGTTGCTGCTTCTTTCGCTCGGACGCTACTCCGATGGCCAGCTTCGATTTAGCTGGCACAGGTGTGGAGAAACCAGCGCTCTTGGGAAGTAGTTTCCTTTCGAAAACTGCGGTGCGTGGTGATGACCACCCACCGTACACTGTCCTCCAAGAGAAACTTTCACTACCAGCAAGCGGCAGGCTCCGACGGCCTAATTCCGTAACTGGGAGGAAGTAATTGCAGTTTTGTTTCCGATCATAACCCATATGAACGCCACAAATGCCGCTAGAGCATAAGATAGGCGCTCCGCAATCGCCAGGTTCAGTATCGCAATCGTAAGAGACTACGTTGAGCCGAACTTTTCTCCCTTGAATGGTGAACTCTGCTGGTCCCAAACTGCCCGCCGTACCCAAGGAAAACGTGCGAACCCAACCGCCCTGAGGTCCAGGACGAAGAGGGCATATCATCACGATTGAATCCAAGGGTGGATCGACGAACGGGAGATAAGGCGCGCGATCGTGCAATCGCCGCGGAAGGTCGTAGTATAACAAGTCGGTCTCAGGGTCAATCTTGACCTCATGCTGTTGAATAGTCAACTCAACAGGACCGGTTGTTGATACATATGACAGGAACAACTTGCACTGTTTAGGCACAGGCAAATCTGGGAATGCACGCTGCAATCGCCAGGGGTGGTCAAAGGCGAGCCAAACTCGGCCGCCTGACACAACTGCGTTATAACGCTGGTACTCACCGCGATGAGCAACTTCGACGGCTGCTGGCGTCGGTAGTTGGTGTACCTTGTAAGGAGTTACCTTACCCTCGACACGGGCGCGGGCGCGCCCGTTTGAACACTCCGCACATGAGACACGATGCTCATGCCGGGCGCAGTCCTCAATATCCATGACTGAATACTCAGGTGCGACTAAAGTGCGTGAAATTGCTTTGCCACGACTGTCCATGGGAAGCTTGGAAATGATTGGTTAGATCAAAACCGTTCGCGCCCCGCTAGCAAGGGCGCTAATGGTTCACTACCAATCCCGTTCCTGACCCAATGGTACCAGTGCCGCTGCTCGGATGTGCGGGAGCCGCGGTAAAATGGGGCGCGTTTGGATTGGGGTGGTTTCGACCTCCCCTGCGACCCCTGTGGACATGCTCGCGCACCTCTGCAGTATTGCCACGTACTGGCAGCAAAGGTTTGTGCGCGGGCTTGGTGAGTTTACGATCAACTTCACCATCTGCGATTTCATGTTCGCGCTTGACCTGTTCGTACGTCAGGCCAAAACCGCGGGGACGTGGCTTAAGATCTCCACAAACTACCCCAGCGCGAATGTGCGCAAAAGTGTCTTGGTAGAAATTGTCATTAATACAGGGTGGGCGCGCCCCTTCGTACAAAGGGTTATTACGCAACCATTCGACGATTTTGACCAATCCTTCGTAGGGGTACCCAGCATCTTTGGCCTGAATATGTAAAACATCGGCCTCAGGCATGTTGGGACCAGGATATGGATCGTCGTAACGGTAATTCTCGTAAAACCATCGTGCCTCACAATCGATTTCTCGAGTGAGCTTCGGGTACGCACGCAAAATAGCGTAGGCGTAATCCGCGATCAAAGGTGATTCGCGGTCGGTCACGAGAAAGCCTCCAGCCCTGTTTACCATCGCTTGAGCCAGTGAAACGTCTTTACTGGCGGTTGTAAAATGTGCTCGTGGTAGAAAGCGCGACAAAGGATAAGTACTACCCGGATGTCCGCTTGGGCACGTATACAGCCTGCCAAAGAATTCCAATGGCTCATGCGAAGGTATCTCTTCGATCTTAACACGGAGGCCGAGGACTTTGGCAACAAAATTGTACGGTGCCATGCCTGATAATGATGGTGTGAACCCATCATCTCCTCCGTAAAGACCTAATCCGTCCATAGCTTGTTGGTGCGTTGCGCCGCCTTGACGATGAGACATATACGCTAACAAAACACAATTGAATGTGTTGCCAAGGGAAGTGTCATTGTTACCTGACAACCTCCCAGAGCCTGGGTTGTAGCTTTCACCGTGTGACGTGACAGCACGAGCTCCAATAGCATTGTGGACGAGTTCAACGATTTCGCGATGGAAAATACGATGGAAACAGCGCTTGTAAAGCTTTATTTCCTGCTTGTATAACCACGCTCCATGTGTAGCATCATAGCGACTAAAGTCCGTCTTAAGGATCTTGGCGCATCGAGATGCTAACAAGTGGACACGACGAGCTATGGCGCCGCTACCACTGCCAAAAGCATACCACTCGAAATTCTTAAAGTAGTCACCCAGTGCCATCATGAACTTGCCAAACTGGACAAGATGCTGGGGCGTCACGGGTGAGATGTTACGAGGGTCATTAACTTTGGCCATGGGTTCTCGTTTCTGAAAGGCCCGAATAAAAAGCGGAGAAATGACGTCCCAGAGCATGGAAGTTTTGTCCCTCCCTTTGCTCTGTGACGGTCTCGGCATGCGGTTCACGACCTCATCAACTGTGAGAGGAGCTAGCTTCTCACGAGGTGCAATAGCCTCAATGAACTCATCTGCCCATGCCTCAAACTGCTCTGGCGCTTCCTGCGCCAGGTTACGAGGCTCGACTACACGCGATTCGATGGTACGAACATCGTTCGCCCGGCACAATCCGGCCGCGGCGCCACGTGCGTCAAAAGGGTAACAGAACGTCCTAGCCTGAGGCTTTTCCCCGCCGATGGCCATATCTTGGTATACCGCGTAGAAATTTACATCAGGGATTTCATCTCCTGGCATTCCTAAACACGGCGTATAGTCATCGTTAAACAGACCTTTTCCCCGCGCGCCTATCGATGTACCGAGCAAGCCCTTACCACAATACGCCTCTGCAATCGCATTCATCATGGGAAAGAGGATATCGGGTTCAGTACCATGCTTTTGGGACATCTGGTTGATGGCGCCTTCGGGGAAAGTTTTGGTGTGCGAGTAACGGACCATCGTTGCTCGGAACCACTCCAAGGGCATGGCGATTGAATGGCTACTACCGGTGAACGCGAGGTGGACTTTCTGGCCAGCCCTCCCGTTGAACACGGCAGCACAAACACCACCACTGTGATACGGACGGAAAGCACGCATTGGTGGCACCACGTTCCAGAGATGTGGGACTCTTGAATGTGGCAACATAACCAAGAACACGCGTGGATCATTCCCATCCGCCCGGAGCACTTCACATCGATAAACATAATCGAAGAAGTACCCCGGGAAACTCACAAGACGGCCGGGTAGGAGGTGCGCAGGTCCACTGGACACTTCAACACCATTCAGCGACAAATGCATACAATTTTGCTCATCGAAATGATATTGTATATGCGAATTGCTGATATTTCCTGACCCGCCGACCGACCGAGGGATTAAAGTTTGGAAGATGACCGGGAGAAAACGGTTGACTGCGAAATCAAGTCCGGATTGAGTCTTCGCTATGAACACATCTTCATCAGTCATCTGAGATTGGTGGAACGGTTGAACAACATCAACGGTTGTGGAAGTGACCGGGTGCCGGTCGGACACCACGTAAACGTCTAGATAATGCGGTCTCTTCCCAATGCCCTCGACACAAGACCCAAGCGCCAGCCACGAAGCATGGTCGGCTGCAATAGGAATCTTGGCAACTAAGCCGCAGAGCAATCCCCAATCAGATTGGTTTAGAGTAAGTCCACGGGTCCATATTACTCGCCATAACCGGTCGGCGAGAAGGCGCAATGAACTAAGCGTGCGCTCCCGATTAAATATGAAAG